GCTCCGGGTAGTAAATCTCTCATTTTGTCCTCTCCCTTGTCCAGCGCTTGTACAGCCTCATCACAACGTCCGCGACCAGCAACCACAACAGAATCTCTAAGATGAACATCGGTCTTAACCTCCTTACGATATGTTTGTGCAGTACCTAAAAACGCCTTACTCCAGGCCTCATCCTCTGAGTATGGTGAGCAATCGGCCCACCTGCCATAGGCTATCAGACTTGCATAGCACTTGGTCACCTCTTCGATAAAGTCATCAATGGTCTTCACGATGCACCCCCGCGCACAGCATCTTCTTAGGATCCTCACGCACTAAGATCCCCGTCATGGTTGGGATCCCGCATGAGCAGCACGTCTCTAGATCACGAAATTGCTCCTTCAAACGGACTGGGTCACTGCCTGGCTTATACAGTGTCCAGTAGGCCTCACACAGATGGTGATTCCAGGCGCTCATATATCCTCTCCAATGTTGGGCTCAGAACCCCGTCACTGCCCTCTAGCCACTCAGCTGAGCTGACGGTGATCGTGATCACCCTATTCCTGTATTCCGCACCTTCAACTTGCGCGTCCACCGGTAGTCCACCATGCGTCACCCTGCATGAATTGATGGTATTGCCGTCATGAAGCGTGAGCTCAATTAGGTCAGCTGAGATCAATAACCTACGAATTCCTCTGCTCATCGATGTGGTCCTCCATGTCCGTTCGCACGCCACAGCTGCATCGCAATCATTTCTTCCTCCTTGGCCATCGGCCAATCATGCCGCCTAAGACCCACGGTGCCAGTGGACACCGGATCTTAAGCGTCTCACAGGTATGCCAGATAATTGTGCAGAACCATCTGATCATGATCTTAACCTCCGATCTCCAGCCAGCAGACGCGGCCCTCCATGTCCGTTCGCACGCCACAGCTGCATCGCACGCTTCTGCGTGACCCAAGGCTTCGCACAGATCATCCAGTCACCGTTGATCGGGTACAGCCTGGTAAACCCACGCGCGACCAAGCGATTGATCCGTACCCAATCAATGCGGGTGGTGTCATGCGTGGGTATCGGCTCCACCACCACAATCTGAAGTCGTTTACTCATCTGAGCAACCTCCTGTCTCCAGCCAACAGGCGACCACCACGATTACGGACATTGTGCCACGCGCATGCCTTACACATCGGGTACACCCGCTTGTCCTTCTCATGCCAAACAAGTGCCTCAGCGGGCGCACCACAGGCGATCAGTCGCTGAACACTAAACACGCTGGCCTCTTGACACGTGATCCCCTCCAGGTTAAGTGGGGTGACCTCATACGTCATGGTCGCCCTGGGTCGTTCGTTTGCCATGGTTTCTCTCCTTTATGGTCTGCAGGCGAATGTACCGGCGTAGCGCCCGCCTAAACGAGCGCCTCATGCCCGGACACTCGGTCTTGCTTGATGGGACGCGCAGGACCATAAATGTGGTCTCTCGCTTCCCACACTTCGTGCACTGCAACACCGTCGGCTCGCCACCCAGCGTAACCAACGGGTCTTGCCAACAATGCCGGCTCATATCTATCCTCAGTAATGGATTAATGTTTCTTACTCCCATACGGTTTGTTGACGAACCTCTTCCTAAACTCCTCGGCCTGCCTGGCCCCCACCGCGTCATCCACCTCAGGCGACGGGGCGGGCACGTTGTTTTCTCGATCCGCCATGTTATTCTCTGCTGATGGCAAATTCGGTCCTGGTAATGGATCAATCTTCTCAGGCATGCTGGTCGACACCTCAACACAGTGTGGACAACCCACCGGCTGCCGTTGTGCGGGCCACATGGCAAGCACCCAGCCAGCGGGCACGACCAGCCGAAACCCCCAGTTCGCGATATACTCCGCCCTCACCTCGATCTGCTCATCACAGGTGCTGCAGTGCAGTCTAATCATCTTAGCTCCTTGCACCATGTGGTGCACCCCTCCACATCTAACCGCCCACAGGTATTACAGATGCCGAACTGATGTCCTTCCTTACAGGTGGCACCCACCACGTGTCGCTGTACCCCAACGCCGATGTCTACCTCCTCATAGACCAGCTCCAACTCACCCTGACACAACGGACAGAACCTTAAGGTGTCAGTCATGACGTGTACCCACAGTAGTAGCACCACCGCGTCTCAGCATCCGTCGGCGTGTGCAGGTAATACATCCCACCGCGCTGCCTACACGTGGGACACTTAACGAACGTGTTCAGCTTAGCGTGCCTCTTCAGCATCTTGGCATGCCCCCGCCTCGATGGCTGCACCTCCGTCGTCACCAGCTGCAGGCGATCCCGCTGCCGGGCCATCGTCGGCCCACACTGACAAGCGAACCCGCCACAGGTACAACTAAACGGTGGTGTCCAGGCCATCATGACACCTCCGGGATTACAGGGATCTCTTCAATTGCCGCGAGGAGTTCTTCATACTCGTCATCGGCGAGCTGTCCATCAGCATGCTCTGCGTCCACCATATCCTGTAACTTAACAACGATATCCTTGCATGCCATGGTTATCTCCTTACCAGTAATAAAGACACTCTGCTACATTGCCTGGAAATCGCACCAACAACTCGTCAGCGCTGCTGATGATCACACGGCATCCCTTGCTTTTACTATAATGATGCTTAAGACGAACCAGCTCATCAACGGTGACAAGCATCTCCACGCGATCACAGGGCGCTGGCAACCCTAGCCGTAAGAGCTCAGCCTGCCTTACAACGCGTACCTCAGCCATGGTTATCTCCAAGTGGCCCTCATTGGGCCACACCCGTTCGGTAATAACCTCACGAGTCTAAGCTATTGTGTATATACTACTGGATACATTATAATTAATGCAGACGTCTGGTGTACATACGGCAGGACAAATATATTTCTGCGTAGCGCAACGTCATGCGTCGCGACAGACGACGCTATGATCATCCTATCGAGAAAGTGCTAGACCTTTTATTCTCACCTAATATCTCAGGCGATGGGTCTCTGGATGCTGAAGACGGTATCAGTGGTGTGTCTTCCTCACTGTGTGGTGGAGGCTACTACAAGAGTAGTGTGTTGTCGTATAGGTGAAAATAACGTTTTTTTTGAAAACATTTGTTTGCCAAAAACGTTTTTACGACGGACTGCAGCTCTATCCGCTTCTTACTAAACTATGCTTACGTTGATTACATTTGATCTCTAGCGTCGAAGTGTTGTTCAAGGTGCAAGTGAGTGAGGCAAGCCGATTTTAACAGGAAGGTTACGACGAAAGGAGTAAATCGCTGCCATTGGAACGTTTTTCGTTCTTTTTGACACAGGAACGTTACGATCGTTCAATTAACGTACACCACCGGCATCTAGACAGCTGCGATGTGTAATGGACGTAACATAGCTAGGCCGTCGAGCGTGCCGCTTTTGCACAATAACGGTTGCAGGGATGAAAAGTCATGGGTTTTGTAACGAATCGTTACATCCGAATGCTGTCATGATACGATCATAGACTTAAATGGCTGTTCTGCAGCTGTGCTTCCTTTCTCACGTTACGATTTCCTTTAATCGTAAAGGTTAAGGAGGAGGCACTGCAGTTCATTGTTGACAAAAATTCACACATCTATAAGCTGCTATGATACGATGATTACGTCAGAGCATTGCGCGGGAGTTTTCGACCTATGTATTGAACGACGCGTCATTACATCCTGGCTACGTTACGATGATTAGGTTATATTCATAGCGCCTATAGATCCTAATTCATCATGATTTTACGGCAGGAGACCGTCGCAATTGGTATTCAAAAGGCCCTGAATTACCATTAGCTTGGTTAACGTCCTTTTATTTGCTGTGTGAGGTTGATGATCCTAGACCCGAGATCGTGAAAAAAGTTGTGTACTTGCACAAAATTTCATGGTATGATTATCCCAACATGAGGCAATCCAGCCCCATGAACAAGGAGAATAACCATGGCACGCATCTACACACCAACGCAGGTCCTGACCACGTCACCAGTGGGACAGCTCCGTCTCATCCAAAATGCATTCACGGACCTGAAGGGTGGGACCGTGAAGGAGATCACTGAGCATGTGGTCAAGGGTGGTCTCGTCACGAAGCAGGATCCTACCCGAGTGGTCATGTTCTACATGATCCACCTCAGCAAGTTAGGTAAGGTCAAGGAGATCACGGAGACGGAGCTAGCAGTGATGAGGGTGAAGACCACCGAGACCGAGACCATCAAGAAGGTAACAAAACCTGTCAGCAAGAAGACCGCTAAGAGGGCCTAACCATGTGGGGTATGAACTTCGTCGTTGAGATCGCTTTCTGGTTGGTGGTGGTAGACGGAGTATTCCGTCTGCTCCATCCCAAAAGGCGATCATCCGCCAAGGACCTTCCCAAGACCACCCGCCGCTAATCCTACCTAAGGGGGAGACCATCAGGTCTCCCCTCTCCCTTGCCAGATAACCTGTTACAATCCTGTACTGCCACCGTCTGTCAGCTTGCAGCCTCACTGCCCTATTCTGTCAGTTTGTGGGTGATCCTGGAAGGGCCCGGCTCCCAAAACCGGCGATCGACCCACCTCACGCAAGCCGCCCTCGTAATTTTGCCGTGGTTTCGAGGGTTTGTTCTTGCATGTACAGTCCTCTTGCCATAGTTTCCAATGTTCGTTCCGGGCCGATCATCCCTCAACCCTACCCAAGTATTTCTCTCCAGCTGTTATGGGGCCCAACCTCACTCACTCACTATCTTCTCCGGTAAGGTTAAATAAATTTAACCTAAGAAAAAAATGTTGTTTACAGAATAAAACACCCTTGCCTACAATCTTCAGCTCAGCCAATGTTGTCTCTACCATAAGGAGAAAAAGCTATGTCGACGTCGGTCGTTAAAAGAACTGGGGACCCAATCACCTTCACTTGGACTTATGATCCCGCGCATGAGGCGCAGATTGATGAGTTCAGAATTGAGTCCTCACCCACGCCGAATGGCGTCTTTGCGGTGGTTGTTGGTGGCTTGCCTGTTAGTTCAAGGGAGAAGGTCATCAATGCAGGTGCGGCCACGCTTTACTTTAGGATCGCGGCCGTGAAGGATGGCACAAATGCCAGCTACGCGACCAATCTGACTCAGGTGATCATCGATAACACGCCGCACCCGCCTGAGAATTTCTCAGTGAGCTGAGAAGATCGGGTCACCAACGTCTAGCTGTTTGGGGACACGATTAAGGGGGCAAGCCTATGCTACGCGCACGCGCGTTTCCAGACAAGGAGCGGAAGACGCGGCAATCCAAGATGTTGAGGGAGGCACGTAAGTCTGAAAAGCAGAAGATGATCGACTCGCTGCCCGCGGACAAGCGGCCACATCAGGTTGCACCTGAGTTGATCGTGGCATTTCGGTTCGACCAGGAGTTGATCAGACGGCTTGTGCTACGGCAACCGCTGCCGAAGATCATCGCGGCGATGGGTGGGAAGGAGATCGAGCCACTCGTCCATGCAAGGCTTGGTGACCACGACTTTAGGGAGAGCCTAAACGAGTACACCCTCGGTGGGGTGCAGCGGCTGGAGGCGGAGATTCAGGACTCTCTCAAAGAGTTGCAGATGATCCTCCGCCTCTCGGCTGATGAGATGATGCACATCACCTTGGAGATCGCCCGCCGTAAGAGTGCCAAGGATAGTGATCGGCTGGCCGCGGTGAATATGGTTATGGATCGCGCCCATGCCCTCGTGCCCGCGCGCGTAAACGCCGGGAATCCTGGCGGGGGTGGCAACGTGTTTAACTTCGGTGCCGACGTCGTTCGTGAGGTATTAGGCGCCTTTAAGGAGATGTCCGGGCCGCAGACACGCTTGGTGCCGGCGGAGAGGACGGTGGGTTCGATGACCGTGGAGGAGCGTGACGAGCTGCGCCAGCTGGCGACAGATGATCAGGGATAATGTATGATTGAGCCGAATATCCACGATCCGTATGAATTTGCCATGCGGATGAAGTGGTTAGGGCTCTCCTCACTTTACTTCTTCGCGAAGGTGATATTCAAGTACAACAAGCTGGTGCCTCACCTTCACCAGCCGCTGTGCAACACCCTGCAGCGGTCGCTGGGTAAGACCGTGGTTGAGATCCCCAGAGGCCACTTTAAGACGACGGTGGCCTCGAAGTCGCTACCAACGTGGCGAGCCCTCCCGATGGAGGATGAGGTTATCGAGTATGCGCTTAAAAAGGAGTGGACAACCCCTGAAGAGGTCCAGCAGCTTCGAGCGGTGCATAACCCTAATGTCCGCGTCCTCGTTATTAGCAGCACTGAGACGAATGCGAAGAAGATCCTTAGATCAACGAGGCAGCAGTTTGAGTCGAATGCGCTGTTCCGTAGCCTCTGGCCAGACCTGCTGCCGAATGAGAAATGCCGGTGGACGGACACCGAGTTAGAGTTTAACCGGACTGAGAAGTTCAGCGAGTCGACGGTTGAGGCGATCGGCGTAGGCAGTGCCCTCCAGTCAAGACACTATGATATCATGATTGAGGATGATCTCGTGGGCATCGATGCCATGGGGTCTGAGACGGTCATGAAGAAGGTCATCGACTACCACGTGCTCCTTGAGGGCGCGTTTGATGACCCGGATCGTAGTGAGTCCTTGGTTATTGGGAACCGATGGGCATTTAATGATCTCAACTCATGGATTCGTGAGAATGAGCTCGACTATGAGTTCATAACACGCTCGGCGATTGAGGATGGTAAGGTCATCTTTCCGGAGAGGTTCAGCCTTAAGGGCCTCGCAAGGATCCGACGGAAGCAGGGGGACTACTTCTACTCCTGTCAGTACCTAAACAACCCGATCGCCCCAGGAGCGCATGACTTCGAGCCCGAGTGGCTACGATCCTTTACGGTTGAGCTCGAGGCCAAGCCAAATGCCGCCGCAAATGCACAAAAGGTGGAGGTTTATGTCCGGGATGATGGAAAACGCACGTATCTGGGTAAACTTAATCGCTTTGTGCTTGTGGATCCTGCTCGTGAGGGTAAGAGGGGCAAGGCCAGACACGCTGTTATCGTTGTTGGTGTCGATACAAGCGAGGATCATTGGATCCTATACGCGTGGGCGGAGCGTGGCTCGACCGATGCGATGATGGAGAAGGCGTTCTATGCCTATGAGAGGTTCAAGTGTCAGCGATGCGGGATTGAGGGCTACGGGGGAGACCAGCATCTGCAGAACTACATGAACTACAAGGCCCGCGTCGAGAAGAAAAAGATGAAGGTGGTGGTGTTTAAGAAGTCGACTGACAAGAGCAAGGAGGAGAGGATCAGGGCGACGCAGCCTCGGTTTGAGCGGAAGTCGGTAGCGATCGTGGACTCCGACACCGAGTTTAGAAAAGAATACCTGCAGTTCCCCTCGGGGACCACGGTTGATCTCCTCGATGCCTACTCTCACGCGGATGAGATCTGTAGGCGTCCAGTTGGGGAAGATGAATATGAGATTGTGAGGAAACGGATCCATGCACTACAAAATTCAGTCAGCAAGACATCGGGGTATTGACATGACCTACATCAAGACTTGCAGGTTGACCATCATGATCGCATCGATCATCATGCTTCTTCTCTTGTTATCCGCGCACGCCCACGCGCAGACGACCGCGCCCACGATGACCGTGAAGAAGTTTGTTGGTGAGAACACTACATTTCTCTGGGACTATCTGGTCGTTGACGAGCCAGCCTACGCTGAGTTTCAGCTTCGTTGGACAGATGACCTTACTAAGACGACAATCATCTTGAAATCGATCCCGATCAATCTCAGGACGACTTCAATCACTGCCGCCTTCACCCCTGGGTTCAAATTCACCTATTACAATGTTGTTGCCGCCACACCGGCAACAAGCTCTGTCAGTGCCCCTAGTAACACGGTGGCCACTGAGCGGGTTGGCCGCCCACCCACCAATCTTCGTGATCAGTAACTGGCCACCGGCCAAGGAGGAAAGACATGGGTTCAAGTTCAAACCCTTTAACGTTCCCTAGTCTGGTTCCCAACCCCCTGACTGGGGTGCTCGAGGTTAAGAGCGTCCCGACCCAGGTTGGGTTTCCATTCGCAAGAACTGCTTGGTACGTTGGTACCGGGCAACAGATTGAGACGCTGGAAGAGCTGTTCAACGTGATCCAGCCAAATGATGTCGCATTCTTGGCACCGCAGCGGTTCGAGGAAACCGGCTTGGTGCTTGACAAGTCAGGGGTCTCACTGATCGGTTATGGCTTTGATCTCGGTGGTCGAGGCTCGGCCTTTATTGAGCCGGGTGGGGTGAATGACCCTGGTCTCTCAATCGAGGCTGATGACGTCACACTGATCAATGTGGGCGTCGCCGGTAAGGGCACCGCGGACTATGCCCTTCAGCTTGGTGATGAGATTGCTCGGTTCAGGGCGTATCGTTGCAAACTTGAGGGCCCAGATGGTGTTGCCGTGAAGATTGTTGGGACCGGCGACATCATGTTTGATGATTGTGAGTTCTGTTGGTGTGGTGTTGGGGTCGACTTCGTTGGTGGGGTCTCCTCGTTCCCAACCCAGACGCTCATCCGTAGGTCACGTTTCCACAACATCGTCACCGCCCACCTTCGCGGGACTGGTGCAACTGGAAAGAACGTAAACACCGAGCTCATCGACAACTTCCATGACAAGGATGAGTCGGCGGTTGCCCCTACTGATTTCCTGTTGCTTGACGCGGCAGGTTCCACCGGATTGGTTAGTGGGTGCCGATTTGCCCATGCCACCAACGAGGCGGCTGTCTTGACGATCGCGGCTGGCATCATGTGGGCTGCTAATGCTACCGAGGCTGGTTGGTCTACCGCACGGCCTGCGTAAGGAGCAGTATGAAGCACACGTGTACAACATTACCAATCTCGCTTGATCTGACTAGTGCAGATTGGGCGAGATTGGCCTCTCAGGCTGAGTCATTCAACTCATCTTGCCAATCGACCAAGTTGACATTCACCAGGATATCAGGTGTCGGGGTCATTCCTAAGGTATTTGAGTATAAGATTAATGTTCTGGATGGGCGTATTTGGAAGCAGACCATTACCTTTGATGATCTGCGTAACCCGGCGATGACCTTTAACGTCAATGACCTGTGGAGGTTGACGGAGTTTTCACAGCAACGGACACTCAGAGATATACTGGTGGCACTTGTTGGTTCCTACCCTGATCTAGAAAAGATCACATATGACTTCGTGTAGGGGATAAACAATGCTTGAATTTATCGGTAGTTTGCTCCTAACACCTGGCACACCAATTCGTCTTGTACTGGCCTTTCCGCTTATTGCAGGTCAGCGCTATGATACCCTTATCATCTCGCAGCGGCGGGTGAACGCCGGGTTCATCTTTGTTGGTGACAAGGAGATGACCGGCGAGGCAGATATGATGTTCGCCATTCCGCCAGCGTCCGCTACATCATGCCCGTTTGCAAACATCAATCTAGCGGTGGTGAATCGCTCAGATCCAGTTATCATTGAGACTGTGACGGTTGATGGTTCGGCGGCAGAGACAATTCAGATCTCAGGTCTTAAGGCATAGTGAGGTGATGTATGGGTGTTGAGATCGAGGGTTTACCAAGTGGTACAAGTGGTGGTGGGGCACCCTCAGGTCCTGCTGGTGGGGCACTTAGTGGGACCTATCCTGACCCTGAGATTGCCCTTGCGGTAGAATCAACAAGAATTGATGCAGGTAACTTTACCACCATCTCTACGGTGTTTGTTGACGTGGATGCCGCGGTGGCCAAGTTAGATATCACCACAGGGGCTCGTAGAGTCATGATCCTTGTGGCTGCAATGGCTAAGGCGAGCGTTCCTAATAATCCGTGTCTTGATCTCTCAATTGATGGGGTCCGACAGGGAGAAACCTTTGGGTTATGCTTCGCTGATTCTGAAGGTGGGTCAGTTGGGGAGAACGTGAATTTATCTTTTCATTATACTACCCCCGCGGCCTTGGCGGCAGGAGCACATGAGATTCGACTGATGTACCGACTTAGTCTTGCAGGAACATTGACACTTTATGCGTCTGATGCCATCACGTCATTGGTGATGACCGCGATCGAATTACCTTCATAGAGGAACTTTATGATCAGGGCTATTCCAATCAAGGGCCTCAGTGAGGAACGCGAGCGCGAGTTAAAGCATTATGTGCGCACGAACCTTGATCTAGCGATCCGTGGGACACAGACGCTCTTCACGGAGCATGTCCCGCGCTGGCGTAAGATCTACAACGGAGAGCCCTTTGAGCAGGTGAAGAGCTTCCCATGGCACCGAGCAAGTAACTTTGTGGTCCAACTGGTGGGCATTCATACCGACACGCTGGTGGCTCGCATCCTCTCCCTCATCTTTAAGACCGACCCGCTATTCACATTTACGGCGTTTGGTGAGCTTCCAGAGCATATTAAGAAGGATCTGGAAGATTTCATGAAGCACACGGCGTTAGATGAGTCAGAGCTAGCGCTGTACAATACGATTAAGGACTGGTTGTTTGATATTGTGAAGTTGGGTTCGTCGGTGGCAAAGGTGCCCTATGTGACGGACCACACCATCGTGGTTGAGCCCTCATCAACGCCGAATGAGATCTCAGAAAGGGAGGTGGTGCGCTACGACGGACCCAAACC